GTCTGGGTTTAGGGTGTCGGTACCCTGGTCGCTCACTACAAGAGCGCCAAACTTGTTCTGAGCTTCAGCGATACGCTTTCCTAGCTCTTCGTCAGGCTTGTTGTATAGGTTAGCAATGTAGCCGTCACCAGTGGCGAAGAAACGGTCAGCCTTAACCTTGTTGTCGAGGTCAGTTTTGTCGTTTGAGCCCTTGGTTGCAAACCAGCTAGTAGGAAGTTCTTTACGAGTTAGTGAAGATAGGTCAATAGCGTTTAGGTTGTCGCCAGAAATACGAATACGCTTAGATACAGCGTGCTCCGGAAGAATAGCCTTGAAGGAGTGGCCAGCGGCGGCAGGAATGGTGTAAATGCCGTCACGGATACCCTCAACGCCGATAACTTCAATGTCAATGCCTAGAGGGTCGTTTTCTGGGATACCAGCGACCTTACCAACAACAGAGAATACGCGACCGCGTAGGTCCCTAACGTAGAAGCGGTAGCCGCCACCCATTTCAGCAAACTGACCCTCATCGTCACGACGCTGCTTCTTAGCACGCATCGAACGGTGCCAGAAGCTGTTCTTTCCTGCGTATGGGTCACCAAAAGCAAGTAGAGGCTGGATTAGTAGGTCAGCAGGAACCTGACCTTCTTCTAGGCTCTCTAGGCGTGATAGGTGGTAGGCGTAGTCAACGGAAAGTGGGTTGCTTGCGTAAACAGCTGCAACAATAGAGCGAACGTTCTCGTCGGTGATGCGTAGGTCAGCTGCAAGCCACTCTGCGCGTAGCATACGCTGAGCCGAAGCAGTCATAACTGCCGACTCTTTTGAGTTTGGGTGGCTAGCAGGTAGTAGGTCAGCGTGCTTGGTAACAATGTCCGAGATCGCGCCTTCTGTAGCAAACGTAATGAAGTTGGTTACTTCGCGAAGTGCTGCAAAGTAGCGAACATCTGGCTCAAGATCAGTGTTTGACTCTAACGCACGTTCAGCAACCTGGAAAAGAGTTTCCTCTTCAACCATACGGATAGCAGGGATCTCAGCGCGACGTGACTCAATGATGTCAACGATAGCGTGGCGGATTCCCCCTTCGTTCTCGAAGTTGCTGTCAAATTGATCGATTAGCTTGCTCACGCTTACCAGTCTTCCTGTTCTTGCTTCGGTAGTAGATCCGAATCTTCGCTGTTGTATAGGTCTATAGCCAGTCTAGCCGCTCTGTCAAAAGCTGACTCGTTGTTAGCCACCCCGCGACGCCATGCGGCACGGAAAACTGGAATAGATTCATATCCTAGTCCCGAGTACTCTGCCATTGCAACTAAGGCTTGCTCTGGAGATTCATACATGCTCTCGTCGCTGAGTTCAATGTAAAGTTCGCGTTCCGCAAAGGCCGATGCGGTCAAGGATGTGCTGCTGTTAGTGCTCTTAGGGTGTGCATCTGGCAGTAGGTCATTGTCGGTGGTGTACTTAGCGTTGGTAGGCTTACCTGACTTAACTAGGTGCAAGAATGCGTTAACGCGGCCCATGGCCCACGAGTTACGGTTCTGGTCTGGGCGGTGGGAAGTTGAGAACGCACCTGCGCCACGGCGGTAAACTGCCTTGAGCATAGAGAGGGTGACCTTCTTGCCATCAGCAGAGACGCTCTCGTTGTGGGACTTGACTTTTTCCTTTAGAGACTTCTCAACGGCAGCGGAGAAGTTTACCTTGCGTCCGGTGGCTGCCGAACCCTTCTTGTTTTTGCTAGAGCCCTTGATTTGGTCTTTCTTTGGTGCTGGCTTTGATCCGGCGGTGGCAGTTACGGACTCTTCCTTCTGGACGTCCTCTGTAATGGGGCCGCCAGCTGCCCAGGCGTTACAGGTACGGCTAGCAGCACACTTGAAGTCAAGGGCGGTGCAGTAGCCAAGCTCAGCCTGGTCGATTGAGTCCCAAGCACTTTGCTCGCCAGAGCCACCTTCGGCTAGGCCAGTCTCGATGCAGTCTAGGGTCTTTGGACGGCGGTCGAAGAACACGCAGTTACCGCAGATGCTCTTCTTGGCTTCAGCTGGGTCAATGTCCCAACGGTCAGCCTTGTCTTGCCAGAACTCTTCATTAGGTTCGGCTGGGTTTAGTGGGCCATAGCCAACACCGTCAATCGCCTTCTGGCGGTTCTTGATGTTTAGAACAATGTCCTGGGTTGCAGGAGGGCATTCGCCTCCGTAGTCAGCATCAGCAAGTAGAGTGCTAGCCTTAGGCTTCTTTACCTTGCTCATGTCGAGGATTTCTGCCGGGGCACCTGCTCCGCCAGAGAACTCGCCAGGTAGCATCTCGTGGTCGTGCTTGTATGGCTCGTTCTTTGGTGCTTTGCTTGGGTCAACAGTGCCGTCAGGTAGAACCGCGAAGCGGCAGTACCCTTCTGGCTCAACTGCAAACGCAACTACGGCACATTCCTGACCGCCGCGATACAAAACACAGTTCCCACACTTAACGCCCATCTCGGCGTAAGGGTTGTCTTTTGCTTCATGGTAGTCTGCCCAAATGCCGGTGTTGTCCTCGTCGAACTTGCCGTACTTGTCGGCAATCTCAATGAGGGCTTGGGCTAGGTCTGCTTCTTCTGGAACTAGGTGTCCAGCTGCAAGCAGCGAGAGGCGGATCGACTCAGGGGTAGGCTGAAGTTCTGGTAGTGACATATCGTTATCGTTGTCAACTACTTCTAGAAGAACTCCAGCCTTAGATTTTCCCATATCAAGAGTCTGGATCTGCATGGAGTCAGCACCAATGGTGGTTCCAATCTTCCAAGACCACTTCGAGTGTGCATCCATGCGGCCTGCGGCCCAGTCTGCGATACCCTGCATGCCGATTGCGGTTGCTAGGTTGAAGATATCCTCAACGCAGTTGTGGAGAACGATGTTTGCCTCGTAGAGGTTAGCTGCCATCTCCATTGGGTTGCCAGCAGATGGCTTAGAGTCTAGGCACGCTAGTGCTAGGAACTCCTGCAGTGAGTGTGGAGCGTCATAGCCAACAATGCGGATGTACTCAGCAATGCGGTCTTCTTCTCCTGCCCAATCTTCGTAGATCTCACCAAAGAAGTCGTGGAACTGAGTGAACTCAGGCCCCTTGACGTTCCAGTGGTAGCCGTGGGCCATATATTGAGCAACAACCGTGGTGCCAAGAAGCATGGCGAGCTTTTGCGCCAACCCTTCCTTGCTGTAGTTGTCTGGTCCTTCTGGATTCATAATTTATTTTTCCTTACTGGGGGATTTCGGATTCGGTGGTAGTTGGTTCAGCTAGCTGGATTGGTGACTCTTCAGCTAGAGGTGCCGGGGCTGGAGCTTCTTCAGCGGGAGCCCCTTCGGCTGCAGGTGCAGTCGGTGTCTGTCCCTGAAGTGCTTGAGACAGGTCATCTGGGATTGGACCTACTGAAGTGCCCTGCTGAGCCTGACGTGCGGCTTCAATAATCTCTGGAGCAACTGCTGCAAGCATTGCTTCGCTGAGTTCAGGCGTAATCATACCCTTCTCAAGCAAAATACGTAGTCCAAGCTCTGTTGGGCTAGGTGCATCTGCCTCCGAGAAGCCGTGAGCACGTCTCCAGGTCTGGAAAGACACTGCCATGCGGTCGAAACCGTTGTCTGCGTCCATCGCACGGTCGTTTCGGGTAGCAACGGCGCTTGGGTCGTACCAAATTACGATTCGGTCAACGTCAGCTTCGCTGTAGCCGTTCGCAATTAGGTAAGGACGGAGGTAAACAACGGTCAAAGCGTCTGCAATGAGCAACATTAGAGGTTCAATGTGTGCTTTGTAGAGTGCTTCGTCGATTTGGAGGGCGTTTGAGTATTTAACATTGGCCAAACCGGTCACAATGTCCTTCGGAACGTCCAAACCTTGCAAAATTCGCTCCAAAACGCGGTCTGCACGCTGTGCAAGGGCTGGGTCGAAGCTTCTTTCGAACTTAAACTGCTTAATTTTGTCGCCAAGCTCGGCTGGACCACGAATTACAAGCGGAACAACGGCTGAAGCGCTGTCTTCGTCGCGAATTGGGGTGGTCATAGCGTCAATTAGCTGATCTTCGAACTCATCGGCCATTTCTTCCGGAGTTGGGTCAGAATATAGGCCATCTTCGTCTTCATAAGGGTAATTTGGGTCCGGAGTGGCCGCTACAGACAGTCCATCAGGCAAATATAGGGCTCCAGCGTTCAAACGGGAGCGTGCGGTGGCACGGAAGGTGCGGTTTAGGAGCAAAAGCTCGGCACACATGTCCAAAAGGCCACGTAGGCTTGAGTCTGCCTCGTCTGAGTAACGTGGGTGAGCACGCCAAATACGTCCAACGAACGCATTTTTAGGTAGACGGAGAGCTCCGCGAGCATTTCCGTTCATGGTCGAGGTGCCAGCCTGGTATTCGCGACGTCCGGCAATGATGTAGTTGCCTTTTGCGTCCATGCTTAGCTCGTCAACGGAGCGGATGTCCCAAGATTCAGGAGTTCCGGTACCTGGAAGTACAGGCATCTGAACTAGGTAGCACTCACCGGTGGTAAGAAGGTTTAGGGCAGCGTCGCGGAGCAAGCCTGCCTGGCCTCCGTAGGCGCTGTCTAGACGAATCAGGGCGCGTTCTGCAGCCTGAGCTAGGTCTGGGTCAAGGTTCGCAACCTGGCGAACTGGCTTCGGGGCCTCTGATGGGTCCTGAACAATAGCTGCGTAAAGACGAATACGAGATACAACCGAGGCAACTAGGTTGAAGGCGTACTTGACTTCACCAATCGCGTCGTAGTATTCCCACGCTTCGGTCTGCCAGCTAGAAGATTGTGCAATGCGACGGTTTTTGAAGCGGTCTGCTTCGCCCTTGTCGTTTAGGTTTACTTGTACGGCCGCGGCAACAAGCGGGCGGAGTACGGAGTAGGCGGCGGCGGTTGCGCGGCCCTGCTCGCTCAAGAATACTGAGTTAGGTGGGAGTGCTGCAGCTGGCGTAGGGATAGCTGACGCACGCAGCGGTTGAGAGTTAGCGGCTCTCTGGTTACGGCTAAAAACGCCCAAAATCGGCTCCTGTCATTTATAACGGAACGGTGTTACTAATCAACCCGTGCGGTTATTATTCCTGCAACTGCCGAAAGGGCTAGCGGCAAACTGAATATTACCGCTGTTGCTGTATCTATTGTATACCAGATTGTAAGGAGTGATCCGAACCATATGGACATACACCACACGCATGTAAATAAGTAACCCGTTAGGGTCTCTGGTCCCTTACGTCGCCAAATGGCTTGACGTAGGGAATCAAAGATTGTGTCTATCGTGAACAGACGTGCCAGGCGGTACGTCGCTAAGGATAGAAGAATAAAGTGGAAAAGGTCGGGGGCGGTTGTATTAAGCACTCGGATCCTTCATGGAGCTGAGGGTGCGGTATGGGTTCCAGCCTCGCAGGGTGGATCCGCAGCCGCAGTTGGTGTCTTTCTTAAAGGCGATGGTTTTGCCGGACTTGGCAACAACGTA